GGAAATGCACTATTAAAACTTTCTCTTGATTTTGCTGTGTTTGATGCAACACCATTTAAAGCAAGACTGTTACTTACAGTATCAGCAGTATCTTTTTTCAGCGCAGTTTCAATAGTTGCCTGATTACTTGCTCTAGCTGCAATATCTGTTTGCACTTCACTTATATTTGCTTCAGACATATCTCTAAAATAAGAGTTATCTATACCTGCTTTATTTAATTTTTCTTTTAAATCTTTTGGCAATCCTTCAAATGTTTTGTCTCTAATAGCTCTTTCAACTTGATTGAGTTCTAATGAAGACATACCTCTTGTTGTTCTAGTAATAATACCAGTCTTTTCTGCAACAACTAATCTTGCTTTATAAGCATCAAAAGTACGTTTTGGTATTCTTCCTCTTAGTAATTCAAGCTCATTCAATGCTTCTTGTTTATTCATAGAGGCACTATCATTTAAACCTTCACGAACAAACATAGCCATATCATTTGTAAATCGGTCAACAAGATACAAAGAATCTTCAATAGCATTAGCTTCTTCTTCTTTTATCTGTGCTTGATACTTTTTTATGCCATACTGTGCCGATAATTTGCTTGCTGAGTCACGAAACATACCTATTAGGTCTCTTCCTACATTGTCAGCACTTAACTGTTTCTCTGTAGCTTCTAAATAGCTTTTTACTTTACTGTTAAATTCATCATAATCTTTTGTTTCAACAGACAACATTCCAATATGTTCACTTGTTTGTCTGTCTAACTGGTTAGCATAACGTTTTAAAAGATATGGTGTTGCAGTTTCTCTTGCTACATCACTTAGGTTTTCTGGTAATGTTTCAAACTCTAACTCGCCTTGATCGTTACGAGTCATAACAGAAGGCATCTTTCTTACAGTTTCAACACCAACTTTCTTTTGTTCTTTAACTGCTTCTTCATAAAACATCTGGGTTGCTCTAGCACCTGCTTGTTCTATGGCTCTTCCAACTTGAGCAGCACCAGTATTTGTTGATACAACACCTACAGTTTTGTTAATAAAGGAATTACGTTTTGGTGTTAAAAATTCTGCCATTATGTACTATACCCTGTTGTTCCCAAACCAGTTCCTCTTATGGGTGCTACTTTAGGAGTTACTGAAGATGCTTTATGTCCTGCCATCAAAAGACTAGATGTTGCACTTATCAATGATGCATTCATTGCGTTTTTGCCTCTCATATTAGCAACTGCTATACCCAAATCTCTTTGTCTTTGTTCAGTTAAAAACTGCAGTCTTGCTCTATCTTCTGTAGTATCTGCTTCTTTTCTTGCCCTATCTTGTAAAGCTTTCAATGATCTATCACTTGTATCTCTTCCAGTAACACCAGTAAGTGATTGATTTATATTTAGAAAATCTTGCAAGTTTCTACGTCTTGCATTTCCTTGTTGTAATGCAATCAACTCAGCATCTTTCTTTTGCTCTTCTATCTGCATCCTTTGAATACGAGCTTCAGATTTTTTAGCTTTACCTGCTTGTATTGTTCCATATGCTTGAAAAATTGCAGACGCAATCATTAAACTCAAAACGCAACCTCCATAACCATACCATTTACTTGTAAATCAAATGGGAATGACTGAGAGACAGTAACCCTTGGGTCTCTTGCATATCCCAATAAACGAAACTCTTCCTTACCAGTTACTGCAGTTCTTTCTGTACTCATGTCATCTGTTACATTTCGTATAATTAAATCAGTAGAATTTACAGAAACAGATAATGTAGATACTAAATCAAGTGTTACTCTTGTTACTTTTCTTGGCTCACCAGTTAAAGGACCTCCAACAACCTGTGCATCAACGGGTAAAGATTTCAACTCAGGGGTAAATGCATAACCAATAAAAGCTTGTGATGCTCCAATAATGGTATCTGAAGCATCTATTTGTGCTCCTGATATAGTAAATTGTCCAAGAAAGTTATTGCCTGATGTAGCTTTTACAACTGCATTATTTGAAAAGTGTGATCCCAAACTAGAAAATACACTATTACTTCCAGAAAAACTGTCACAAAAATCCATAGGCATATCAACTTGAAACTCTTCTAAGAATAACTTGGTTGTACCTGATCCATCATCTCTTGAAGCAACAACAAATAATCTTTCATTCACAGAACATATACTGTGCCATTTACCTTGAGTGTCCCATAAACTCCATCCTGCTTTCTTATCACCACGAATAGAATAAAATACAGCTATAGTGCCATCATTATTAAGAAGAAAAGCATATGACTCTGATCTGTTTAATGCACCTTTAATTGATGTTTGTTGAACTGGATCAAGTATCAAATGAGGTGCAAGTGATGATACAGCAACCGAAGTATAAGAAGCTTCTGCATCTGTAAACAAAAACTCTCTCATAGCACTACCAGTTTTTTGTATAAATAATGTAGCCCCATCAAACACAACAGGCTTCACAAAACTAGAACCAAAAGGTGTTTGTCTTCTTATTGTGGCATTTGCAGGTGTAACAGGTTTGTCAGTCGGGGCTTGCACAAATAACTCTGAGCCACTTGTAAACACCTGCAAATCTCTATTTGATACTAAATGTCTAATTGAAAATATCTCACCAACATTCGCAGTTAAATCTAATGCATCATTATCGCTTGCATCACCAACATCAAAGTTGAAGTATTCTCCAGTCCTTGATCCCCATATTCCATCAGGCTGAGCCAATGTTCCACCAAACCATAATCTGTTTTGATGAAATGTAACTGCAGCAGGAAATCCACGAACAGATGAATAGCTTTGTTCTTGCCACTCAGTAGTAGCTGCTCCAGTTTGAATTCTTGGTCTACCACCACCTAATGCACTTGCAGTTGCATTTGCTCCTGCAGTAATCTCATATGTATTCTCATCAATAACTGCAGATATTGTTCTTGATCCATTTAAGTTGCCTATGGCAATTCCACCTATAGCACCTGCTCTATCAATAGTAATACTTGCTCCTACATCAAGACCATGCAGAGCATGAGTTACTAAAACCTTATTACTTCCTTCAAATGTCTGAAAAGCATCTGTCTCTAGTTGTTGTCTAAGTGTGCCAAGAATATTTGCAGTAACAACAGTTGAACTTGTAAATCCAGTAATTAAAGCTTCTGTCTTACCAATCTTTAAATAAACACCAACATGATCTGATATGAAATAAGGTGATGATGCAGTTAATGTTCTTCCGTTTCCCGAAGTATGACTAGCAGTCAGGGTTACACCTAACTCTTGAAATGGATAGTAAGGTTGAAATATATGTTGATCATCAATTGATTGTTGAAAAGCATATGTCTCAACAATAAATGTAGTAAGCCCAGTTCTAACTAGTTTTCTTATCATAAATGTATTATGAGCAATAAACATTACATCACCTTGTTGGGTAAATGTAAATTCTTCTAAATAAGGTTCTGATGTTGTATTTACTAACCAAGATTGCCCAGTAATGGTTTGTATCTTTGATATCGTGGCATCAATTGGACTAATCTGAAATATATCTATTTGTGTATTACTAAAAGCTACTACATACTTTTCGTCATCTGAAAATACAAAAGGTTCTATTCTAACTGTTTGTCTGAGGCTTGAATCAAATGATGGACTACTATCAAAGTTGTGCCATCTTTTTGTCCCAGGTCTTTTTTTGACACCACCTTCACCTTTGATAAAAAAATTTCTAACTCTTTCTGCAGCATTAGTATAAACGGGACTGTCTGTTCTTGACGTCAATGACGGGCTTATCTCTCCAAATTGAAAGCTATTTTGTGGCACACGAACTCTAGCCACTATGACCTCCTATCAGTAATAAACCTTGACGTTGTTAGTTTTCTCGTTGTTTGTTGTTGTGAATCAAGATTTCTTGCTTGTGCCATTAATACATTAGCTTTGCTTTCCATAATCTGCATCAAACCATCATCTCTTGCTATAGCAGTTGCAAAGATACTAGCTAATGAATACTCTACTGCAATCGTAAAATATGAAGGAAAATCAATCTCTTGTGCTCGATATGTAAAGTCAGCTATTAACTTATCATTTGATGTTGAATTTGAAAAAACTTTATTACCATAAACTGAATAATCTATTTTATTATCATTCACAGTAACAGCATGAAGCACAAGAAGATCACTAGGTAACTGATGTGCTGTATCAAATCTTCCAGTAGGTACATCTGATAATTGTGCAAGCTCAGCTTGTTCTGTAGCAAATCTCCATCTTGCCATAGACAAAGATGATCTTATTACATCTTCATACATATTAGTTGCAACTAAAGCCTCGGTTGAACTTGAGTCAAAAGAAGTAATCGGTTCTGCACCTATAAGAACTAATGCTCTTGATGCTATATCTAATGCTGAATTTGCTACTGTACTTGCCATATGAAAATAGGGGGATTGCTCCCCCTACTCCTAATCTCCGTCTGTTTCTGCTACAGCAGTACCATCTGAAACATCTACAGTAGTACCATTGTTTGATAAAACAGTTACAAAGTTTGTTGTTGGTGTATTCGTATCTTGAACAATTATCAAATCACGAACATTTAACATATTTACAGCTTCACCAGTAAAATAACCTGCAGAGTTAACTGCAGCAATTGCATCTGTAGTTTGATAAATCCACAGACATACTCCACTAGCACCACCGATTTTGTGAAGACCACTTGAACTATAAGCCATTAGACCCTCCTATTAATTATTATCTAAGAGTTCATAAACACCATTGTCATCAATGACACTAGCACCCATGGACATCATAGATGTTGCTAAATGTGAAACTTTCTCTGGTACATAATTTAACTCTGTAGTTACATTTGCACCAACACCAAGACCAACTGCAGTAGTATGATAAGCCATATTCTTACCTGCAGTAATTGCTGCAGTTGAAAAAATCTTAAAGCCTAAGAACTCTTTCATAGTCATACCACCTGCAAATGGTAGATTTTGCTCACCAACAAAGTCTGATGATGCAAACTCATTTATTAAGAATAAGTCAGCATATCCCTTTGGGTGCATAGCAATATATCTGCCACCATCTTCTGGAATATTTGCAGTACCAAAAGTTTCAAATAATGTTAACAAATCTGCTTTCTCTACTGCTGCATCTGTTGCATTTACTTGTGTTGAATTAGCACCTGCATCCATAGCTGTGTATAAGATTTCATCTGTCTTTCTACCTAGAGCAGCCGCAGCACTTGTTGCTATAGCTTGTCTCTCATCTATGTTTGTTTTTAATTCATCAAGTTTGTCGATATACTCTGCAGCATAAAAGTCTGATAGAGTAGCTTCGACTGTGGTATGTGCTAATTCCATTGGTGTTACCATACCATTTCTTGATTTAGTAGAAGCAGTTCCAGTACCGATCTTCTGAAAGCGAACAACACTTCCATTGACATTGTTCACTTGCCTTACTGTGTTCATTAACTTTGAACCCATTCTTTGATAAGCAAGATGAACTTCACTTTCGAACTGCTTAATAAAGGCTGTATCTATTGTATTAGCCATTATAAGTCTCCTTAAGTTAAGTTACAGTTTCAGTACAGTTGTCTACCTCTAGCTTCATCTTGTTATCCTTACGGGCAATCTGCTGTTAATAGGCTGTCTATGATTACACAATAATCTCTACAGATTCGCTTTGACAACGCACAAATCGATAGACTTTATATTCATTGATTAAAAAAGGCTTTCTATGAATAAAAAAGCCTAGATATTCTAGCCATTTAATAGTCTTTGTATGTTCTACTGGTACTATATTTTCTAATAAATAATATTTATTTTGAAAGTATTCGACTATGTTATAGCTAAATTTAACAAAGGATTTCTGATGTTCTTCAACTTGATCGGAACATAACATCCATATTCGACCAACATTATATTGATCTATAGGTACAACACCAAACATCATTGCAGGTACATCATCAATTAATGTGGTATAAGTTTCTGCTGATTTACTTTTAAGAGGATATAATAATGCTCTCCAAGGAGTGCAGTTAGCTATCAAGCACTCCCGTCTATCTGTTTCTCTCAAGTGATGTTGAAGATATTCTGCATGAGATAGTTTTGCTTTAACTATCTCTCCATTTCCATACTTACCCAGTATTGAGTAATCGTTTCCAATCATTATTCACCTCTTGAACAAATGCCTCATCTCTTCTGCCTTGTTGCCAATAACGAGGGTCTTTCATCTTAGCCTCAATATCAGCTTGTGTTATATGTCCAGTTGGTTGTGCATTTGTATTTAAAGGTGTGCCTTTAGTAGCTTCAATTACTTTTTCTAAGGCTTTGATGCCACCTATTGAACTACCTAATTCTGCAACAGCTTCTTGCATATCACCATCAGGAAAGAATTTGTTCATCCACAATTGCACTGCTTCAACTCTAGCATTAGCATTATCACCTAATCCTTTTTTTACTTCTTCAAGATCAGGTTGACTGCCTGATGAATGCTCAACCCATTTAGTTATTCCCTCATCAAACTCTTCTTGTGATAACCCATTATTCCAAGAATAATCAGACCACCATTGAAGTAATGGGTTTGTTCCTGCTTCAGCTTCATCTAAAACTTCTGGTATAACATATTCTCCTGCACTTGCAGGTCTGTTTGAATATGCCTCAGTCTCAAGTTCTTGCATTACTTTAGCTTTTATATCTTCTTCTTTTTGACCTATCTTTGTAGATAACTCACCATAAGATTTAGCTAACTCTTCTGCAGTTTGAAACTTCTCAGGCAACCACTCAGGTCTATCAACTTGAGGTGCTACTGTTTCTTGTGCTTGTGTTTCTACAGGTGCTTCAACCTGTGTTTCTGATTGCTGTGCTTGCTCTTCCATTTTTTATCCTTTCAGCATGGTTAATTCTTTTCACAATCATTGCTACTAGATAGCGCTGACCTTCCATGTGACGAAGTTCATCATTGGATATTGCCCCACCCGATATAGCTTCTATTGTTATTGATTTTAAATATTGTAATGTTGATTTACCACTAGGTGTATTAAACGTAGCTAGTAAATCTAAAGATATCTTTTGGTCTTCTTCATTCGGTCTTGGAAACCCATCAACCCCTAAGTGCTTGGACATTTTCCTGTAATCCTTGTTGTTGCATTTGTTGTGCCATCTCTACTATCTGTTTTCTTTCACCGACATCACGAATAAGGTTGTCAGGCACACCAAATTTCTTAGCCAGATAAACTGCAGCTTCTTCGGAGGAGACTAGAAGATTTGTTACCTCTGGACCAAACCTACCTTGGATAAGTTCTAAGAACCTATCAAAAGAGACTATGTCTTGGTTTGATTGTGCCTGAGCTAGGGGAGAAACACTTTTGATTTTAACTTCTCTTCCGTTAACTGTAGGTATTTCAATCCTACCTTGTTTACGAAGTAAGAAGATAATTCTTTGTAATACTGGCTGAACCATTTCAGCTTGCAATCTTCCAAATGCTGATCCTATCTTTCTTGATAAGTCAGCCATACGTTCTGCTATCTCTGTAGCTGATGCAGGTGTTTTGTTTGGATCACCTAACATATCATTATACAAAGCTCTCTTAATATTATTTCTCATATCATTAAGAACAAGATTAGCCACATCAAATGATCCTGCAGCCCTTATAGGTTGCAAACCTTGAGACCCTGGGGCTTTTGGAATAACAGTTCCTGGGACTAGATTAATAGTATCAGTATTAATAACTCCATCATCATCCATCTGATAGATACCTGATATAGCCATCTGTGCATTCTCAAGAACCATCTCTATTGTAAGATTACAAGTCTTGATTGCACTTAATGCGTTGACTGCAGGACCTCTTCCATATATCTCACCACTTGCTTTACTCCATCTAAAAGCAATAAATGGATTTGATCCCACACCTCTAAAGTCTTCTCTTAAAATAAGATGTTTATTCTCAACATCTATAACCATAAAAGCATAATGCTCTTCATTAGGATCATCATAGATACGACATGATACCTCAAGTATCTTGCATTTTTTTTCACCAGTTTGCATATTCTTTGTCATAGTCTCAGAGAACACACCATTAGGATATGCAATCATCATATCTTCTGATTTGATTTCTCTTTCTCTATAGACATGATCTATTCTTCCATCAGGTCCAGTATCAAGTACAACATGAGGTAATGGAATAGAATGAAACCTTATAGGATTAACTGCATCACCTTCTTCGACAAGCAACACTGCTGTTCCTAAAGCAAGGTCTATAAAACATTCATGTATCTCTTGAGCAAAGTTTGATGTTTGTATTATCTCAAAAACATATTCTGTAACTTTGTCTAACTCATTGTTTATAGTTTCAGATTCTTCTTCGGGTACTTCACTTCCTGCAACAAAGTCAGCCCATCTTGCAAAGTTTGGAACTAGTCCTGATTGCAGTCTTGATGCAAATTCTTGAACACCAACTGTTGCTGTCTCATCAAAAATACGATCATCTCGCCTTTGCCCTGGGGTATAGTTCTTAAACCCTTGTCTTTGTGGCAAACAATACTCAAAGATTTCATCATATAAATCTTCAAACTGTAGACGTATAGTCTTAGCTTTTTCGAATTTTTTTAAATAGATATCAGCAAAATTCATGACTAACGATCATATCGATTATAAAAACCAATACCTCCACCAGAACCACTTAACAAAGACCTTCTTCCAGTACCTTTTCTTTTTCTTGTAACTGTATCTTGTAATGTATCTTGTTTAGTTTCTGCTTGGACAACTTGCTCTTCAGCTTTTGCAGCTTCTCGCTCCTGCTCAACAATAGGATCAGGTGGTGGTGGCTTTGGGGAACTTCTAGGTAAACACATAACAATCTCCTTTATCCTACAATTACATACGCAAAATTACTTGCACAACGCACAAATCAAAGTCTTGACCATAAACCTTGACGTCTTACTTGCTTTGGTTGTCTTGTAAATACATCAAACTCTGTTCGTGCATTGAATGATTTAGCTTGTTTAAACTGTCCCATGACTTGCCTACCCTCACCAGAGCCAAGCATTAGATACTGTAAAGCATCATGTATATGTGAGAACCTATCTTTATTTGGTTTGTCATCATATCTCTCACCTGATACTTGTATTCTTTTGTAATGATACCCACCTTCAAAACCTTTGATTAGTTCTTTACAACGTCTATCAATTAAAACTCCTGATTGTCCTTCTACCATTCTAGTAAGAACAGACGTAACAGACTCTATTCTTAATGAGACATCATTACTGTGTGTTGGTCTTGCTCGTAGCCCTGCACCTCTTAAAATCTGAAAAGGTGTGCTTTCATCTGTCTGTGCTCTAAAATCTCCTGCAGGATCGCCAAAAATATTTACCTCACAGTTATTATATCTAACTGCTATCTCCTGCCTCAATAACTCTGCAAACCTCACTATACCCATATCAAACGCAACTATTTCCTGCAGTAGTAACCATCTGCCTCTTATCTTTTGTCCAAAGACACAGGCAGGTGTTAATCCAAAGTCAACTCCTATATAAACTGGTTGTCCATCTGCAACGGGTATATCTTCTTTTGCAATATGGGTTTCAGCAGAAAACATATTGTAAACTGGTTTACCATCTTGGATTGTGCCTAATCTATTCATTACATAAACATCTATCCATGATTTGGTTTTACCTTGTATCAAGTTAGAGTAATAGTTCTGCATCATATGTTTTGAGTTCTCAGCCTTTGGGTTTTTCTGATAATTCATTACAGAACCCTCATTATCTTTGTCTTCTAACATTGCAGCAGGTTGAGTAAAGAACCTCCAGTTATCAGGCTTGATTAACATCCTAGCTTCTTCAATAGGTATATGGTCAGGTACAGGAACATCTCCTGCCATGATAGCCCACCAATGATCTTCTTCGGGAGCATTTGTATCAGCTATTACACCAGTCCAAGTTGGACCTCCATCTCTCATAGATGGGTATCTTCCTACCCTCATAGTACAAGCATCTATAATACTTTTCGGAATCTCTCTTGCCTCGTTTATCCAAATGCCTGTTAGCTCTAATGATAAAAGCTTCTTTACGTCTTCGGGTCTATCAAGCGCTAAGAAGATAACCTCTAAGTCTAAATCTGATTTTGTTATTCTATGTGTGTAAGGAACAGACCATTGAAACCTACCCCAATCTTCTTCTGGAAACCAATCAAGCCAAGTCTTTATTGTGGTTGTTCTCAGTTGTGGATTAGTGTTTCTGATAATAGCCCAACGACTTTTACGTTTACCATCTGCAGATTTCTCTTGTTGTAAGGCTCTTCTAAAGACTTCAATACTACAAGCAACAGACTTGCCACTTCCTACTGGACCTCTTATACCTCTAAAAAAAGTATCATCCTTTAAGAAAGCTTTTGCTACATCACCATCAGGTTTGTACTTAAACGTTATCAATGTTTGTATTTACCCCAACTCTTAAAAGCTTATCAACTGTCTCTGGACCAATAACAGCAATAACCTTGTCTGCCTCTCGGTCAGTACAGAATTGTTCGGGATGATGTTTGAGGTGTACTCTCTTAACTACCTCTCGCAAGATACGACGTTCTTCAATCTTAAGTGTATGTAAGAAACTCATTTGACTACTCGTGTGCTTTCATCAATTTGTTTGCTTCTTAAACTTCTGCAGTATTTATTATAAAAATAATTACTAACGTTATTAGTAATAGTAAATAACTTAAAATAAAATTTCATCATTGTTTCATCCTATGAATAAGATCGATAGCTTTTCGTTTTCTTTGCAATCTTTTTGGGCTGTTTAGATACTTGTTTACCTGCTCTAATTGCTTTTCGCTTAAGAGCAGTAGTCTTGGCATATTCACTGGAACTAAGAGCCTTAATCGCTTTCTCAGGTAGATAACGTTCGCCAGTTGCTTTTGACCCTTGTGTACTAGGTTTACCTGACTTGGTTCTCCACTTTTGTCTAGTCCATGCACGAAGAGACCTTTGTGATTTTGCTAGTGCCATTAGTTCCCAACTTTTTTCATAGCTTTCTTATGCGATTGTCCAAATGACATTCCTGCCATCATGTCCTTTTTCATACTCGATATATGCTTAGAGGTATGATGTTTTGCATGACGTTTGAGAGCATTAATCTGTCGTAAAGTAAGTTTCTTTTTCATCTATATCCTCCGCCTTTTGCTTTATATTGCTTAGCTAACATCTGTGCCTTACGAGCAGACCATTGCCCAGGTCTGCCTCCTTTACCCCCTGCCTTTATCCTATTAAATAAAGCTTTTCTCATAGAAGGCTTTGTGTAATTACCTGCAGCATTTACTGGCATTATTTTAACGTAGCCCTAAATTGTTTCATTAAATCCTGATACATATCCATTCTTATATTTTGAATATATTCATCATCAAAATCTATATCTTGATCATCAGCAAATTCTTCTGCTTTCATTGTAGCTTTACCCCAAGCTTCTTTTTCCATAGAAGCCATCTGCTGACGTTTCTTTTTTTTACTTTTTAATAAACTCTTATTTTGTTTTGGAATAGCCATATTACTTTTTCTTTGATTTCATAATTTTAGCTTGTAAAGACTTAGGCAATGTTTTTTGCTTTGCAGTTAAACCACTCTTCTTTGCAGGTGGTCTTCCTTTAGTCTTTCCATAAGTTCCTTTTCCCATTGGCATTTTACGTTTCCTTTCTGCTAGTTGACGTTGTAAAATTTTTACTTGAAGTCTTACCCTCTCATCCTTTTTTCTTTCCTTTATTTCGTTTAGATATCGCCCTAGCTTTTGCTCTAGCATCAGCTTTACTCGAAGCACCCCAAGCACGAAGCGACAATAAAAGTCTCGTAGGTTTTCCTTTAGCATCTCTTTCTGGTCCTCTCATACCTGCCATCCGAGCCAAAAAGCTTGCTCGTCTGGGATTATCACCACTCTTAACTGGTGGCTTTAATGTGCCTCCTTTATAAGAAGCACGACCTTTTGCATTTAATCCACCCTTTGGGTTCTTACCCTCTTTCCTTGTCCAAGCAGGTGTACTCATTTTTCACCTAATATTTCAGCTTCATCCATATCTACAATGGCTCGCTGAGCATCATTTAATCTTCCATATTCATCATTGCCATCCATGGGAAAAGGCTCATATCCACCTTTCTTTAATTTATTGTAAAGTTGTAAATCATTTAAAATTTTAACATTGTCATTTAGAGTTCCTGCCTCTGCACTCGGTATTAGAAAATTTAACATTTTGTCTAAAAAATTTTTTCTATCAGCATCCATTGGATCAGTTGGAAATCTATAGTTCTCAACTTGCAACATCATTTCTTCTGGTCTTCCCGAAGGCATTGGTATATCCAAAACGTCATCTTCTTTTGGTATAGTAAAGTCAACTAAAGTAGACCCACCCTCTTCTGGTGATCTGTCATCAGGCATAAATGTCTCACCTAATGCCCTTGCTATAGGATAAAAACTACCAGTAGTTGCAGTCTGATAAGCACCACCCATAACCTCAAAAGCATTATTGTCTACTTCAACTCCAAGATCATCTAAATATTCTGTAACTGCAGGAAAGTTCTTCCTAAAATAATCATTTTCATTTGAAAAATCATAGATGTCAGTTATCCTATAACTACCATCATCCTGCCTATTAACCTTAAAAGAACCAAGGATCATCTTAATATCAGTGCCACTACCCTGATACTCCTCATTCTTAAAATAATTATCTAAACCTAATAACTTATCAACCATCTCATAATTGACCTGACCATTAGACAGTCCATCAACTATTTCCTTATTGCCACTAAACTCAGACATCCTCTTCTTAGTTACTGCATCAGAAGAATAATAATAATCAGCAACTCGTCTCAATGTACCAATAAACTCAGGAGATAAACTAGCATCATCAAACCTCTCAGAATCCATAAACTCTGGTCTGATACTGTTAAGTAATGACTTTATAAATGCAGCTTCATACTCTTTCATAGAAAACACTATGCATCATGTTATCTGAAGCAAGAACGCACAAATGAACCTTGAAAAGAAATTATGTGAGTATGGGTGATCGTCGACAGTACAACACACAACTTTTGGGGGCATACCCTAGCTTAAGTCAATCTGTACCTTTAGATCGCCGTTGTGCAGATGTAAGTGCTTGTCTGGGGCTTTGAAGCCTGCTCGGTCTAAGATATCCTTGCTCGCCTCTAGTTGCACGTACTCCGACTTAGCCCCCGAAGCAAGCTTTACAACTGTACTCAAGGCGGTCGTAGCATTCAGTCCAATGCTCTCACTTACTCTCGTCATGAGATACTGTTGCACATGAGGCAGTCTCAAAGTCTTACTGGCAGTCACTCTGCCACTTTCACCTTCGGCATATCCAGACTTTGTGGATGCCTCTTTTATGCTACACCCTTCTGCTACGAGAGTATCAACTAAAGCCATTTGTTTCTTTGTCAACTTTCGTTCTGTGAGTGCCATGTCTAACCCCCCTCTCTGTTATCTCTCCCCCCTAAATTGGCACTCGCTACGAAGTGTTGTCAATGCACAAATGACACTTCCCCTCCGTACAAATGGGTTCTAATATCTATTTTGATAGGAATGCTAGTTCTGTTTCTGCCATGCTTATTATTACATTTTTCCTATGACACTGCCACATAGTCAATCAACTCAATGCTATGTCTATCAAAGAATATTATCTTTGCAAGGGTAGACTCTGCTCGTACCTCGCCCTTGCTAAGATGGCTTTGCCACCCAAGGGTAATATTCGTTGATTGTCATGCACTCGTAAGATTGACAATTAAGTCAGTCTCAAACAGAAGGAAAAAAGTAATGAAAAAGTTAAGCATAGCAGAAAGCATAAAGAGTGCATTCCCAATCAAAGATAGAGATCAGAACTACTATCTTCAAAAACAAATCATCACAAAGTTTCTTGACGAGCTACACCAACAGGTAGCTTGGAAAGAATCCTCAGATGCAGATATAGTAGCTGAATCTCAATCACTCATAGATAGCTTTACTGATGGCAGAACGGATGCACCAACTGGTGCAGTTCGTGATGCAGTCAATGCACCTCACTCAGTAGAGAATACTCTTGAGAGAAACATGAACAAATCTCAAAGTTTCCAGTATGAGATATCAGTTATCAAAGACTACATTGAAGTTCTTGTAGCTGATTACAAAGACATAACTGGTGGAGAAACATATACTCCAAAACCTAAGAGATTAGCTAAACGTAAAACATCTCTATCAAATATAACATCTTACTTTAGCAAAGCCTCATAGGGCTTTGCATAACAAAGTTATACATAGCCAAACCCCCTTGGCTATGTATTCCTTATCCCCTCAAAAAATGCCAAGTGTGAACCCCCAAACAGTTCAAAGCTTGGTATTTTTTTTGAGTATCAAAACAATAAAAAACGTTAAAAATAATGCAAAAAAGCATCAAAATGATTTGATTATGGTGCATTTATGCAGTACAATAAATCAAGCACAACTAAAAAGGAGACCTAAATTATGGGTAATAGAGCAGTAATAAGTTTTAAATGTAATGGAGTACCAAAAGAATATTCTCCGTCAATTTATCTTCATTGGAATGGTGGAAGAGATAGTGTTGAAAGCTTTCTTGAAGCTCACAATAAAGCTAATTTTCGTAATGGAGATTATGGTATTGCAAGACTAATTCAACTGATAACCAATTGGTTTGGTGGTGGTTTATGTGTTGGTGTTGGTGTTTATTGCCAACTTGATACAGACAATCAAGACAATGGTGTCTACTGGGTTTGTCCAGATACTTTTAAAATTGTAGATCGTGAATTTCAAAAACGTTCTGAACAAATGGTTTACAACATAGAAGAGTTATCAAAAGATGTTTTGACCAAATCAAATATAGATTTAGAAAAGGTGGCATCATGAGTCCAGCAATTATGAATCTATATGCAAGGGCAATCGCAAGTG